CCCAAATATAAGAAATTTGGAGATCAACCACTATATTAAACTACAAATCAATAATTTACGAGTTACAAAAATTACCATCGTAAAACATTCGTAAAACCGAAGACGAAAAACAGTAATTTTTGATCAAATTCTTATGCAAAGATAAAAAATAGGATTAGATAATAGAAGAAATATAAAGAGATTAACTTATAAGTACATACAGTAGTAAATAAGGTAATATGTTAAAAATGATATTTTCTTAAACTTTTTCTTGATTTCGTTTGCACGATATCAAAATAATGCTTATCTTTGTAACGTAATCAAAGAGATGATTACAGCGGTTAATCTTCTTCACCGAGAAAGCAAGAAGAGAAACCTAATCGGTATTCATTATGAGACTCGCAATTTCATTTAGAATCTGGAAAGTAAGAGTAAACTTCGAAATTCTACTCTAAAATCCAAGGGGAGGGAAACCTCCCCAACCGATTAGGATTTGCAAATATAACAATTATGGATGAAATAACAAAGGGAAAACATGGGGGCACAAGAGCTGGAGCAGGACGAAAGAAAACAACTGCGAAACGCTACGGCTTTAAGGCTCCGGAGGATGTCTGTTCAATTCTTGAAAAGGTAGACGATAAGACTTCGTTTATTTGTGAGGCTATCTTAAAATTAGCCAAAGAGAAAGGAATGATCTAAACAAATTGAGTGCCGGTAATTAGTGCCGGCACTCAATTATGAATGTGTTCGATATTTGATGAATTTTAATAGTAGACATATACCAATAACTATAATTATTCCGAATCCCCATCCGCCAAGCTCCATTTTAATAGTTTGCCATCGTGATAAACTTTTCTCAACCGGATAAGGCACTTGTACACTATCCACTTTGTGTATATAGAATGTATCAACAAGATTCTTATACTTGTATACATACCGATCTTTGTAAATAAGTACTGTATCACCCTTACGATCAACATAAATGCTGTCTCTCTGATAGATGCTGTCATGTAGTATCTTGCTAATGTAGATACTATCATGCTTTACTGTTTCAATCGGAATATGTTGGATACTCCGACAGGATGAAAACCATATTGCTGACGTAAGCAATATAATAATGTATATCAACCACTTCATGATTCAAACTTTAGATCATTAATTCGGTTCATCCATCCCCGTTTAAACTTGTTGTTTACAGGACGTTTCCGGCAAATCTCTTCTATGAAGTCAAACCTAGCTAGTTTTATCTGGTCAAACAGTTCACGAGGATTACGAGAATTAACAGCTGCAATAGTTTTGGGTCCAACAATACCATCGGGAAGTACACCGACTAATTCCTGTGGTATCTTGATACCATGTACACCGGATGCCCACACCCAATCAACCAAGATATTAGCTACTGACTGAGATTTTATCTCGTCAGCCTTCCATCTGTCCCAATACATTGTTTTCATGATCTCTGTCCATTCTTCTTTAGAAAGATTCTTCAATCTCTCTATAGTCGGTTTAGGATAGCCTTTCTTCTTGCAATACGCTTCATAAGTAGCTATTGTAACACCTTTATTAGTTGCTCCTCCCAAGTCGTCGGGATCATTTACGAAACCGCCTTCCCATTTTAGGATGAACGGTACTAATTTCTTCACTTCTGCCATTTTATAAAATTAAAATCAATATTAAAATTTGAATTAGCTGCCCGATAGCTCCACCGATTAATGTTGCCACAATATCAAGCCAATCCCATTTTCCACCCCAATCCCTGTCCTTAAACTCCATCCCTGCCGCCAATCCTGCCACAAATAAAATAGTAAATAGTGCTCCTGCTGGAATAGCATACAGCAAATGTTTAGGGCGATTACTTTCCTTGATCCAGTTCATTATTTACTCTCCTTTTCGCTTCCGTTTTTTCTTTTTCGGGTATATTACCAATCATGCTACTAATTTTAGTTCTGACATAGACAGGGATGCCGAAAACAGCTCCCGACCATATCAAGCATTGTGCAAAGAACCATAATACAGTATCATGAATGATACCTAAAGGCTCAACTAAAAAACCAGCAACTGACACCCCCACTCCTGCGAAGAGCATTCCCACAGCAGACCAAATCATGATATCGTCTCTCGTTTCCCTTTTCATTTCCTCACTCTTTTAACTTATAAAACATACTCGATAAGGCTTAACAGAGTCACAACAATGTTTATCCTTTGGATTATCTGATTCCTTAAATAACTCGTATACAATATGGAAATCCTCTATAAAAGCATCTGCTTTCCCACGTTCCTCTTCCCATCGCTTATTTTTGTTATAGTCTGGCAATATCAACGACCCGTTGTATACCTGCGTTTTCAGTCCTGTAGATGTGCTTTTTTGGTCCGCTATCTTCATATATCGCACAAACGCATAATAACATAGGATCGTATAAAGAGGAACTATATTGTAGTTTTTCCCGGCTATTACGACATCTAACGAATAATTAGAATCAGAATCGGTTCCGACAGGGATATCACTCTCTCCTTTTCCACCTCCTAGCTCACTCGACACCGAAAAGAATGTATCACCGCAAAGAGCTACCTTTATATCGAGCTTATCTGCCTCTTGAATGCATTTGTTTATCTCTGTGTCCTTAACATCTGCTGCGATATCAAAGATTTCACGGAACTTCTTGATTACTTCGGAAAAACTATTCATTTGGGTCTGTTTTAACGTTTACTGTCGAGTTAGATTCTTCTAATTCGTTATAAATTTCACATACTTCTGTTGGAAGGTCTAAGGCACGCGCAATCTCCCGACTCAACTTACTACGAAGTTTCGTCACAGAACGGCGATAAACTTTCTGCATTTCCTTCACGACCTCGCCGGACGCATTGGAGAATGAAATCAAAGACGAGTCAACCAAAGGAATAGGAATATTGTAGGCTTGTGAAGCGATATCCTTTTTTAGCGGTTCGTTGTAAGCCTTATACAGATTAGCGTCAATCGGTACGCCTAACTGGTCTACCTTGATAAATGGTTTATCAGACAAAGCATTGTCATCACGAACAAGAAGTGCGCTTCCAGCACCCTGTGCTCCCATAACTTTTTTAATCCCTTCCACAAAAGCATTCTGTTCCTCTTGCTCTGTAAACTCTCCATGCGATATAATTGAACACATATGGAAGCCACGGGTCAAAGTACGTTCTACATAAGTGGAGTTCATCGCCTCCGCCTGCATCTCAGACTGGACTGCATGAAACGGAGAAAGCGGATAGGGCTTCGTAGTGAAGAAGTTTATGTACAAAAGTTGTCCGGGGTGATTCTCGATTCCGCCGAAAAACTCTACTTCATCCGCAAAGTTATCTGGATTGAACGCCGGATAGGTAACTGCCGTTTTATCCAATTGTGTAGACTTGATATTTTGACGATCCCAATTATTAAACACTACGTACTTATGAATAACCGGATTCGTTAAGTAGTCTTTATTCAGCCCGGCACGGACATATTCGAAAGGAACGGGATAAATCATTTTAGGGCGATAATCGCCTCCATACTGGACAATTAGAGCACACCCTCTGAAACGAGCTACGTCATATGCCAGCATATTCAGTATCTCGTCCATGTTATCTCCGTGGGCGTTCGTCATTTCGCCAAAATCACGGTTTTTAAAGCCTTCACATTCTATCGCTTCGCTCAGCCGTTCCACACTCAAAGAGGCGGTTTTGCTAGCATATATAAGCTCCGATAAAATTTGGGGGTATAGGTTTCCGTCCCCATACCCCACAATCTTTTCGGAAACCTTAGCGTTAACTTTGAGCGCTCTATCTACTATTACGTTTACTTTCTTGTGAGCTATCATATTAACGTTTCCTTTTAGTTTATTCCAGTTCCTTCATAATCTCGTCTACTGAAACCTCCGGCGTTGTTTCTACTGAAGCTTCCGGTTCAGGATCAGCGGGGGTCTCCGGTTCTACGGGCTTCTCTTCTTCTGGAGCTTCTGTTTCCGGTGTTTGTTCCGGTTCAGGATCAGCGGGCAAAACGGTCGGTACGTCCTCCTGTGGTTCTATTGGACCTAAGTCCTCAAAGTAGGATTTATAAACCGGATTTTCTTTCATAATTCGTTCGGCGATGGCGTCCGTACAGTTAAATGCACGGTAAACAACTCCGTCCGCCACATGATTGATAGATAGTCCCGGTTTCATTACGTAGCGAACGTGTACGCCCGTCAAGTAGTGATCCTCATACCATTTCTTTGCGTACGCACGATCCATGTGACACATAGGGTCCAGTTTTAGATGCGTGATACTTTTACAGAGATTCAAAATCTCGAACTCGTCCGTTAAGCGAATCAATTCGCGCACGGGCTTGATATCTTTTGTTACAGTTTTCTTTGCTATTGCCATGATTATACAGTTTTTAAAGAGTTATACTGTGCCGCCGTAATACTATAATGGAAATCTCCGCAAGACCCGTCCGGCGTTTTTAAAGTAGCGGTTGAAACTCCGTCTGTTGAACTATCAGTTGATAAATCTGAGACCTCTAACGGCGAGTTACATCCCAAAATGAAATATTGGTTGTTTTTTGTTCTAATAGCAACCAAAAACGATCCAGAAACCAAAGCGATAATGTAGCTAACTACAGGTAACGATGAAAGAAGTTTCATGACTACTGATATTTCCAACATAGTAGGAGCATTGTCGTTTGCCCGCGATGCCTCCGTCACTTGAATAGAGTTTTTTACAGATTGAACGGTATATCCCCTTGTTCCGGCTTTCATTGTTACTACTGCCTGTCCTGTCGTAGAAGATACCGAGATACTAGAAACATCTTCGTAGTTCAATATTACGGCTTCTTCTACTCCGGCAATTCCAGAGATTAAACCGGGATTAGCGCAATCAAACGCTAAATCTTGTGCTATCTTCTTTAAACAAGCCATAATTATGATGATTTAGACACTAGAGTATTCCAGGTAGCCTCAGTGATTGACGCACGGGCTTCTCCTAGAACATTCTCAGGTGTGGTTAACGTAATGGCGGTATAGCCGCCGTTATCATTTGCTGATTCTTCCAGTCCGGATACCTCCAAACCGTAATTACAGCCATAGATACGGTAAACACCTGTTTCAACCATTTTTGCAACCGCCACAAGGCGAGAATTGAGAATGGTATTGATAAACACGTTTTCCGCACTCGTTTTCTTATACACGGTAAAATTAACCGATTGTTCCAGCGCATTCGGGGCGTTTTCGTTAATTCTTTGGGCTTCTGTAGCATTTGCACCCTTTCGAATAGACGCTACCCGGATAACCTTGCCCGAAGCAGTCAACGTGATAGTAGCGATACCGTTGGCGATGGAGATAGATTGGATATCTGAGTAGTTAATAAGCAACAAATCAGCTATTCCAACTGCTCCACCTAAACAATCGTAGGTTATTGCACCCGTGATATTACTAATACATCCCATGTTGTTAAGTTAATTTATTAGCTTCTAAATACGTCCAAACAGCAGGTAAAGCAACTATATTGCGATCCCCCCTAGAGTTATCCGGTGTTTTCAGCGTTACGGTATCGAAACCGCCAGCCGCCGAAGTATCTCCGTCCATGCTTGCCACTTCCAGCCCGGTATTAAGTCCGGCAACTTTAATGTTACCGCCGTCTTTGAGTTTTGCGAAGGCTACGTAATTCCCGGATAGCAGTGATTCCTTAATCGCTGCACCGTCAGAAGTTTTATCGTAGACCGTGATAGTAACCGTCTGTTCCATTCCGGCTGCACCGTCCAGTGTACGCAAAGCGTCCACTACTTTTGCGCCGTTCTTGTAACAGTCAACCGGAATTGCCTTTGCACCGGATACAAGGACGATAGAGTTTAGCGTCACGCCATCGCCACCCATTACAAAAGAAGCCAATTCCGATTTGTTAACAAGGTACAGCCCAGCCAAACCGACTGAGCCGCCCGCACACCCAAAAACGATAGCCTTATTTAATTTCATACATGCCATAGTTTTCGGTATTAGTTGTTATGCTTTCGCTTTTGTTGCAAGTTTCAAAATAGACGGAATAGCTACCATTACGTCCGCAGCAAACACAGTTGTAGAGTAATACTTGCGGTCTTTCGCATCTTGAATGAACGGTTTAATGTTCACGCTTGAATCTTCCAAAGCGATTTGGATATTACGTTTCGGAGTAAACGCGATAAACGCATCTTCGTCTGTTGCATCTGCGATCATAGACGCTGAAACATGAGGAAGTTCATTGATCTTGTATCCTTCTAAAGTGTACACAGCTTTTCCGTTCTCGAAATGTTCCTGAGCAGTTGTGTTGTCCTTACTCTGAACTAAGTTCTTAAACAGGCGCATTACATTAGAAGTCACGAAGAACTCGCTAAGTTCCTTTTGATCGGGACGTTGTGAATCAACAAGTTTCTTCATGGTATCCTCTACGCTAGCCGTAGTCAACTGCAAAGGAAGGATAGTTTCTGCGCTGTCCTTCATTTGCTTAATGAAACCACCATTTTTGAAAATATTGTAAGCAACATCACCTGTCTTGGTTCCGTCCAGCCATGCGAGACGTAGCAAATCAGCCTCCAAAACTTTCAGTACTTCCGAAGCCATGAAACCTGCCAGTTGAGTTTCATCGAAATCGTCCGACAAATGAATACCCTTAGCTACCATCTTCCCCCACAAATCTTGCAAACAAACAACGATAGGTAACTCCAAAGGCTGGAAGTCATAGTACTTTACATGATCGGACATATCTGTGTACTCATAAGTACCTTCACATCCAGCAGACTTACGAAGTGCCTTATCTTTCGCTACAAAAGTAACAATAGGCGTTTTGTTGTCAAGTCCAGAAAGAACGGTTGCACCGCGTTCCATTTCGCCAACCAGCCCGACAGTCAAAGAAATGACGTCAGCCAGTGAGTTAATATTCAGATTATTTAAATCCGTAAATGTCATTGCCATAATTTATAGTCTCCTATGATTTTAGTGTGATTACTTTTCTTTTGCGAACTTAACCATCGCCTCCCGCGCTTTCTTGCGTGCTTCCTCGTTAGAAAGCTGCGTTTTTTGTGCATCTGTTTTCGGTTTGCCTCCCACCGTACGAGTTGCAACAGGTGGCGTTTTCGTTTGCTTGGAAAGCATTGTTTTAATCTCACTCAAAGATGATTCAAGAGCAGTTAGACGCTGAGAAAATTCGTCCGGTGTCTTGGTTTCTGTCTCCGGTGTTTCCTCCGGCTTTTCGTCCATGTACTCTTTGAACTCGGCTATCTTGCCATCTTTGATCACGAGAACGATTTTTCCCTCTTCCGGGATATCAACGGTGATCTCACCATCTTCCACGGCGGTTCCGTCCTCTTTTACTACTTCGTCACCTACGGCTGCCTCTTCTCCTGCTGCCTTAATAGTGATCTTTTCACCATTAACCGTTTCTACGATTTCCTCTTTAAGCTCCGTTTTCTTTGAAAAGGTGCTGATAATGCTTGATAAAAGACCCATTTTGTTCTTTGATTTTTGGTTATTAAAAAGCGAACTTGTCGCGGCTGGTAAGCCTACAAGGTCACACGTGAATAATTCTTCAAAACTCGTCACGTCCCATGTTTGGTTCTCTTCGTTCCACACCTTAGTGTCTAGGTCTACGACTGAAACGCCCAGCATTTCCGGTTCCTTTTCAATCATGTCCTTCATAAATCCTGCCTCCTGCGGATAGTTCTTTAAGAGAGCTTCCGAAAAGGTCAGATCGGCGTAGACTACTCCGTTTTCCTCAACGAAATTAGAGAAACTACCGATGTACTGATCCAGCAGATCGTTACCGTTGTGTGTCCGGCGAGAATGGATAGGGCGAATACTACCAGCCACCACAAGGGACGCTAGCGATTCGGGCGTAATAACGATTTTCCCGGTTTTTAATTCACCGTTAACTTCATCCGTCCAATCGTTTGCGGTCGGTCCCGCCTCTATAATTCGTATTTTCTTGAAATCCATAAATTAGAGATTTACTAGATAAACCATTCTATATTATAAACTATATTTCAACACAAAAATAGCTGTTACAACCTACTTACTATCCGCAAATTGTAGCAAATACGAATTAGCCCAATGCGGAATCAATAACAATTGTACGATTTTGTTGTACATCGGTAATATCTTGGACTGAAACTATCGGATTTGGAGCATTCTCTACCCCTTCTACAAACGCAAGTGCGATAGCTGCCACTGTCTTGTCGGACAAATCAACCGCTTGCTTAGACATAGACCGATTAAGATTCGTATAAGATTGAGTACTGATAACATCGAATCCTCCCCCCTGTGCATATCGGTAAGCATTAGAATTGCCAAAAGACCGTCCCCCGTATTGCTGATTAAGAGCAGACAACGCATTTATAGCATGAGATGCACGTTTGTTGAGGATGTACATATTCTCGCCTCCTTCCGCCTCGAACTGCTGCCCGTTTGATCCGGTGAACGTTACACCGCCCTGTGAATGCGGAGCACCAAACACGGTACCACCTTTGGCAAACTTCTTAACGCTGGTGTTAGTTTTGGGAACTTCTTCTTTTACCTTCATAATTGAGGCTACTTGTTTCAATCCGGCAGCGATCACGATGGCTGCTTGCGCTACTCCCCAAATACCACCCTGCGCAATAGCCTTAGATGCACCTAAGTATGTGTTAATCGTAGCCTGTGCCAGAGCGAACGCTTTTCCGGCTTCCGATTCCTGTCCCATGATATTAGAGATTTGCCCGGCGATATCGGCTGTCATTTGTAACTTGGCGTTTACCAGTTCCTTTTCTCTCTTTTCCCGTATTTGGGCGTATTTGGATTCAATCAAAGAAATGTCCGCCCCAGTCTTCTCAGCGTTCGCAACTTCCATTTGGTATTGCTGCTCTAGACGAAGGGATTCACGTTCGAAGTCACTAGTTATGCTGGCTTCCTCGATGGCACGTTTGTTCTCTAGGTCTATGGCTTCCGTTTCTCTCTTCTTAGCGGCTTCTTCGGCTTCTAGGGTGGCTACCTGTTCTTGGAATGCTATCCGCTGTTCCAGCTTGATGTTATCGAATTCCTGTTGCGTTATAAGCCCCTGCTGCAACCTGTATCGCTCCTTTTCTAAGATAGCTTGGTTTAGCGCGTCTTGGTCCTCTAGTGCCTTCTGCTTGTCTACTATACCGATATTAGATTCTCTTATCTTTAGCTGCAATTCGGTTATTCCGTTTTCGTAGCTTTTTAGAACTTCCTGCTGAACTTTCTTAGCGGTTTCGGCGGCTTTCCTTTCTGCGTCTTCTTTGTCTTTTTTGACTTTCTCCGCTGCCGCTTTTTGGGATTTAGCATAATCCTCGGCACGCTTTTTATCGGCTACTGCGGCGGCTGCCATATCAGCTTTTTCTAGCCCGGATACCTGACTAGTTAGTTCTTTCCGTTGTGATAAATACTGTGCTCTCTTTTCCTCCAATGCTGCTAAAGCCTCTTGTTCTTTCCTCCTGTCTTCATCAGAAGTGTAAGACAATTCGTTTTGCGTCTTTATCTGCTGATATTTAGCCTCTAGTATCTTTAATTCGGAGGCTTCCATCTCTCTAGATATCCGTAGGGCTTCATTAGCTGCATCTTGCCTTTCCTTAGAACTCTTAGTTTGATCGGCAAGAATAGCCTTTTGTTCCTCCATTTCCCTACGTTGCCGGGCTAAAACTACAATAAGATCGGTTTCAGCGTTATATATGTCCCGTTCTACTTGTGCCATCCCTCTAGCAGTTTCGATAGATTTAACGGTTTCGTCCGATATCAGACCTAACCAGTTGTAAACCTTAATATAAGCCTCTGCCAGCCACTCAAAAACCTTGACTATCTCCACAAACAGAGCAGCTACGGCGTCCAATACCTTAGTTATGATCAACTCGATAGGTGCTAATATAGTCTTAACGGAAACAGCCAGTTCGTTGTTGCGGTCCATCAACTTTCCGATAGCTGAGATCACCGCAAGAATAGCCGATGCAATGGCAACAAAGGGGTTCGCCATCAATGCAGCGTTGAATGCCTTTATAGAAGCAATACCGCCGGACATACCTTTGACCATTTGCCCGGTTGCGCCAGTCATACCGCCGAGGCTTCCGGTTGCCTTCTCGATATCCTCTGCATAGTTACCCACGTTTCTACGGGTATCTCCCACCCCTTTTTCAAGGTCTTTCAGTTTGTCGGAGATTTCCTTGGTTTGGGCTACCATCTGTTTCCCAGCCTCCGAGTTTGTCCGCTGTTCAACAGACATTTTGTTTAGTGCCTTCGTGTTAAGGGCTAACTTCGCTCGCAGGGTTTCCACGCTTTCCGCTTCCGAGTTGACAATGGTAGTGTGTGCTTTAATAGCGGCGGCATTCTCGGAAGTCTCATTCTTATTATTGTTTAGTTGTTTGGTTAACGATATGATCGCTGTTTCTGACTTCTCCGTTGCCTTTTCGAACGCCGTTTGATCTATAAGATTGTCTTTATAGTTCTGACGAAGCCCGGCAAGTGCCGTCTTCTCGGCGTTTATCTGCTTGGTTAGCTGTTTCTTTTCTTCTGCAAGGTCTAAAGACTTCTTGATCAGAGCGTCCAAACCTTCTACTGCCTCGTCCGTCTTGAACGAAAGGTCTAGTAATGTAACATTATCTGCCATTTATTTAACGATTAAGATTAATTTTAGTTAGTTTTACCTTACATTCCTGCGTTGCTAGGTTATACTCCGTGATAGAACGAACGTAGAAAAATGATCCTAGCTGCTTAAAATACACTACTCCGTTATGTTTATACTTGTTCTCTATGAAATAGTAGGGTATTTTAGCCTTAATAGTGACATCTATAGCGTCCGAAAACATACCGTAATACTTGGTTAATCGTTGCGTGTACTCGATAGACTTGAAATATTCGACCCAAGTTACGGGCTTATTGTCTTGAACCTTTCGTATCGAAAAGCGCGGGTACGTACCGTCTTGTGGATTCGGCACGCCCGATTCTACTACGGTCCCTTTAGCCGTGAACGATGCACTGGATAATTGTAAACTCTTTGTAAAATCACCGATTTTGAATATACCGATGTTCGGAAAACCTTCTGAGTCCTCTATCTTGTCTATCGATACGTAGAAATCGGTCCAGTCTTGCCGCATGTCATTGAACGTGATCGGTCCGTTTCGATCAAAGTTTTTTGCATCGTTCGCGATTAGATTATATATGCTAATAATAACACTTGTGAGTCCGCTATCGTCTACGATGGTCTGAAACTCCCACCCCCACTGGAACACTTTGCAAATATCCGTTAAGAAATCTACAGCGTTCGATACTCCACAATTCCCCGCTACCTGTGTCACCCCGGCGGTATTCCTTAACTCGGTTATCTTCCCGGAAAGATTAACGGCTTCGTCTGGGGACATTGTTTTCGGCGGGGTGGCATCTAATTTCTCATACACATTTATGTCTCTACTTATGTATAAGCCATTAAATATGTATGTAGGGATGTTCATAGTAGTAGAAGCAAACTTATATCGTACCTGTGTGATATCGTTTTGGTTATCATCTTTTTGGAATATCGCTACGGTCTGATTATTGTAAACCGATTTCAACACCACAAAGTTTAATATGGTCCCCACTCTTGACATATCCAAAGTAATATAGGCGTTATTATCCATCGTTATCACCGCCGTTGTATTGGCTGTTGATCCGTCCGGAGCCATTAGAGCGGTACGGGTATCGTATTCTAAAATATCTAGGAAGTTACCTCTAAAATACTCCGTTCCTTCGTCCGTTTCGGATGCATACCGCCAAAACACAGTAACCGACTTCCCCACCAGTACCTCGGATAAAGGCTTTTGCCCTAGATTCTCGATGATCAATCCCGGTTCGTAGCCGCCGTATTCTATCGGCGGGAACGATACAGAAACACCAAAGGAGCCAACAGAACGCTTTATCAGTTCGCTTGCAGGGTAGAAAAAAGTGTTCCCTACACCGGATGTATAAAGATATCTTTCTATTACTTCTTTCGGTAACTGTGACATCTTTAGGTCCGACTGGGACAGAGCTATGTCGTAGGAGTCTTCGCTGCATGATACCTTAGCTTTGAACCGCTTGTTTATCGGTATCCCGCCGATATAAACTCTAGCCTCGTATTTCGCAGTACGGTGGGTAAAACCGAAACTTCTCATTTGATAGAATATCCCATCATTCACCCGATTCCTAGGAGCTTTAATGTTAGCCGAATAGGTACGGGTGGATTCTCCGAAACTGTATGGAGACGATGCATTAATAGACAGCTTGACATCCGTTTTTGTCAAGCCCTCCAAAAACACTCCATTTATCTGAATCTTTATATCCATGTTAGTACTGGAATTTTAGAGTTACCGTTTTAACTAGTCCCGTTGCCGTATATTTCACGCCTGTAGTAGATGAACATCTAAGTTTCGTATCCATATCTACCCCGTCTAGCCCTCTAACAGTTACATCCGGAGACAGGGAAAGAACATCTAGTGCGAACTTGTTAGCCTCAGTCACTTCGAATACACAGGTAAGTTCCCGCTTCGTAACGTTCCCACCGGATAAACCTTGCGCTATCGTAGATTGTGCGCTCCAATTATAACAGGAAATCGCATCGTAGGACCCGCACGAGTTTAGCCATTTCAGTGTAATAGCTCCGCATGCGTGCACCTCTTCCGGATAAACCTTAACAGCAGCTACGGACCCATCCGGATTCTTTATCGTGATCTTCTTGTATTGGCATGCATCCGATATTCCGTCACCCTGCATGTAATTAAATTTGTCAGCCGTTCCGTCTTGATAGATAACGTCTACATCATAGTCCCTATCATGATAACGGCTGTCTATAAAGAAATTATCATCCAGTGTGTGCGCTAATGGTGCCCGCGGTCCGTAGTTGTCCCGGAAATCTGTGTCAGCCCTAGACACTCGGCTAACATTGTTTATACTCGCCAAGTTCATCACGGGAATACGAACTATCTGAGTAACACTATTAGCCGTTAGATTGGCTTTATGTATCAATGTCAGTTCTACTTGGTAGAACTGAACTCGATCACTATATACGGGAAGAAGCGGGAAGAAATAAGAAGCTGCGTCTATCTCCATTCCCTCAACTGGTTCTAACGTTGTGTAATAAAAGCTGTCTAGGGTAGAACGGCACTGTAGTTCCATCCGCACAATAATGTCCGTAGGTAGGTCCGTTATAATTAGCTTTAACGGCACGTTGTCCCATATGGTAGCACAACTGGGGTAGGTATATACTTTGCTGTCCGGTATATCTACGTTCACTCCAAATCTTGGTATTCTTAATTTCATTGCGTTAATATTGTTAGAATTTTCGCCTTTATGATCTTGTTTATATCCAGCGTCAGCCGTTTCACCCGTTCAGGATTAATGATGTCGGAGACTACCCCGCCACCGTTGAATTTGTTAGGAACTTTGATGCCGTCCCGCTTCATCACATAAGCGATGGCGAAAGCTGCTTCCTCCGGGATGTTTGCACCAACCGTCCGGTTCTTGTCTTGAATCCACTTTTTAATGGCGGAGACAGGCGGAAAACTCCCCGCTTTCCTACCCTGCTCCATCTGTACGACATAATGCGGTGCAGTAATAGTTACCCTATCACCGAGATCGTTTACTTTTAGATCACGCCCAAATTCACCAGACGCTACCAAACCTTTCGAAACATAAGATTCGAATATTTCCTTTTTTATCTGTTCTACAACCTGCAATATCTCCTTATCCATAGTTCAATAAATCATCTGTTATAGAAAATGTTACACTCCAACCGGACTTCATTGAGTCATAGATATTCTGTACCTTCCTGAAACTCAATCCATCCACATCGAAGTGACACACAAAAGCGGACATTAGTTTGTTTAAAGCCAAATCGGTACGCATTAATGTATCAAGTTCGGCAGCGTTATCCGTAAGATAGTACGATTTATCTAAGCACTGTAATACTACGTTATACTTCCGGGTGGCAGGAGGCAACTTAGACATACCACCGTCCGGGACGTCAAACGTCAGAAACATTCCGGAGATGCCATTCACCAACACATTGATGGTATCGTTATCTCCGAAATAGATAGGCAAGCCGAGTTTAACGGCTTGCTCATCCATAAAGGTTAGTATATCGCTGAATTTCATAGGCTACAATTTTACGATTGCATCAGAATCCCCCCATCCACAAATACATCCACCGGGAAGGTGGCTTACTACGGCGTCCCCTTTCAGTATCAACTCCTCCGGGGTATTTAGGTTCTTAGACAGAACCGCATTGTCATACATCCGTACTTTCATACCAGTTATGAATACACCGGATGCACCATAAGGAGCTACGATTCTCGGCTGCGGTACGAATTCCAACACTAGCCGGGCATTCGTTATGTCTGACGGGATGGTAGCCGCCGAGGGGTCTTTCTGAATAATAGCAGCAAGTAATGCCATCTTAGCACTATTCAATGGCTCTCCTAAATGGAATTTAGTTGCTGCGTCTAGCACCCTAATGAATCTTACAAACCCCGTTGCAGTTGATATACTAGATGACGGGAAAACATTTATAGGACGTTTAAGTCTTATAGTGGTTCCGGATGTTGCTTTAAGTTCCTCGTAGGTTTTACCTGCGTCTGCTTGTCCGCCTCCGGCTGTTCCCTGTTCCCAATAATCCGGACCTATCAAAATGTCCTCCGGTGACTTCCGGTCTAGCTCGTTAGTGATGTATCTGCGCTCCTTGAATGCACGGATATACTTAACGTTAGCTAATGGAAGGTCTTCCTCAGTTATGAAACCTCCGGCATCAGATACAGAAGTAGTCTTTTTGATAATCAGACCCGCAAACCTCGTTCCCCCTTCCGGTATAAACTGCGATTTTGCCCATCCTGCTTGCCCGATATAATCTCCGTTTCCGTCAAACCGATACAGATGTATAAGATACCCGTCATCACAAGTGAACGTACCGCCCGGTTCAACTTCGAATGTATCTACGAACCTAAATCTATTTCCTGCACCTGTTTCCACTTTCCTAAAATCCCATGTAGTCATGTCTGCTATGACACCGTCTTGTGTTGTTCCGACCTCCCACAGGTTCACATCAAACACACGGTTAACATAAGGGTCACCGATTAACTGAACATCTCCTCTAACCGTGCACCCTTCTCCTACGTAGGAGGACCCTAGTATTTCGGGTGCTTTCGTGTGGTCTATGATACGTAACGTTCTGTTAAGCGCAATGAACTCGGATGCGGTTATTGCCGAATCGTCATTGTGTCTAAACGTCATAACCACATACGGGTAGGTTTGTTCTATTGTAGATGGGTCTAATACCGTAGAGCGAAGTATAAAACCATCGTCTAAATAATACACCGCTTTTACAGAGAACCCCGTAGGAAGTGACGGAAAAACGATTCCAAATGTGGCAATCGGTTTCGTTGTCCGCACCCTGTTAGGGTCCGCAATTTTAGAATCCTCGTAATATTTCCCGGGTCCGGTTGTGTATGCTCCTTGTTCGATAATGTCCCCGTCCAAAGGGATGTACTCTTCTGCTTGGAACAGTCTAGCCGTAGCAGCAAGGTTGCCCTTGCGACTAGCGAATCCCAAAGTACTAGTACCACCTTGTAAACGATATATCCCTTCTCTGTGAGATGATATGAAGTTAGTGTATCCCGGCATGTTATACTCTAGGTCTTCATTAGCGTAGGAGAAATCTAGGTCCTCATAGGTATTCCCGTTTATGACGTCATTCCGGAAGCAACCTTTCGGTACAATACATCTACGAAGAATTAAGTCCCCTGCGTCTATGATACCCGCATCATAAGTGTTCTCGCCTATCCGTAACAGGGGACAATCGTAGGCGGATATACAGGTATCCCGATTTACATGATTCCTCCAAGAGTCACCTAAATACTTACCATATTCTAGCCGTTCCACATTCCGGAATGTACCATACGGTTTATAGTCCTGTCGGTTACTCAGCGTGTACATATTCGTGTTATACAGTCCACCTGCTAAGAACCGTAACTGCGTAGTAGCTAAGCTGAAGTTATCAGTTTCTGCGATAAGAGATGAATTGTCAATCACGTACTCGCCGGATACAGACTCCGGACGAAGGTCCTGTAACAATGAACCGCTTATGTGTCCTAGTATCTTAGCTCCCGTAGCCAACAGGTTAGCCGGGGTCATTGCGGTTCCGTTAATCTTGTTGATGTGCAACATGAACTGATTATATACCGGATGCTCTATTTTAGTCAGTCCCGAAGGTATCACTTTAGATTCCCCCGAATACACGGCTGTCCCTCCTTGTGTGTATGCCCAAAGAATTCTACCGGAGTATCCTGTTGGAAGATACACGTATGTGTTCCATCCGCATCTTATAACGGCATCCGTACTACGACAAAGATTGATGTCTCCTGTTTGAATTGCGGATGATGAAAAAGCGGTTCCTCTCGGTACGGTGGATAGGTACCCCCCTTGCTCGAAAGGGAATGCCGTTGCCGTAGTTCTCGGACCGGGAAGAATGTTCATAGATACTCCGATGAACGAATCCTTAATGATCACGTTGTTCTTAGGGTCAGCCTGTGGGCATCTTACAGTGATGTTTCCCGGAATCAATGTGTCCCCACTAAATTCCGTTATTCCGTCTGTATGCACCGGACTTTCGTTCGTGAAGAAATTACCGATGTAGGCATTATCCTTGATTCGAACGTCCGGTCTAGTCGAGATATCACCTGCATTCAACCAGCATTCGCCTTCCTGTGATAACTGTGTCTCGTCTTTTACCGAACCACCTACGGTCCCTTTAGGTATAAAGCCACCGAGAGAGTAAATGTCTCTCTCGGCTACGATTCTTCCTGCTGAATTAATACTGTATTTCTTTCCCATGATTATTTTGTTTTAGATTTTTGTTTCTCAACTTCATCATGTCTCTTGCTGATCGCTAGAATAGCATCTGAGTAGTTTATCTTCTTCGCATCTTCGAATGAGCAGTTAAACAGTTCGGATGTGATCTGTACCATTCCGAGGACGCTTTTAGCCTCTGCAATTGGATTCGATTCACCGGAACCACCTGCACCCGGTAACAGCACACGTTCCAGCTCGTCAGCCTGCCCAATCTGCTCCACAATGTACTTTGTCAGTTTCACCATATCAGCAACAGTTTCTGGTACATATCCCTCAGTCCATCCGCTAATACGTTCTAATACTGTTTCAGCTCTGCGTGCTTCGATCATCTGCCAGAGAGTCACATCCTCAACTGATGGACACGTATAAATGATATGTCCATTACGTGTTACCCAGCGGGAAGGTATTAAGTATTCCGACATATAATGCAGAAGTGCGGCTTCATCTTGCGAAAGACTCTCCACAGCATCCGGCTTTAGATTCGCTATACGCCGTAATTGCATCAAGCGTTGATATCTACTTGTCAGACGAACAAACGTCTTCCATAACCAACGAAATGGGGTAAATAGGCGATATATCTGATATCGCACATATCCCCGAAAGGTTTTAATTTCGCTTTTCTTCATCTTTTCTTTGTTTCTTGCCGGGACGATACTTGGCGATCAGAAACTCAGTCGCGTATCGTATAGCGTCCATAGCGTGATTATTTTCGTCTACTGCCTCGTTCGTATCATAGAGTCCGGTCATCTTGTCAAATACATAAGAGTAATTATCTGCTTCGTCCTGTATACCTCGACTACCTTGTACAATGTGCATTTTAAACTGCTTCACTTGTGAAATACCTGCCATGATTGATCCTTTTCCCTTTATACATGGAAATATGCGGCATCCCAAACGAGAAATCTCAGCAATACTCTTCGCTTCTTGATTGTCCGCAATAGTGGTAACTTTATGTAGCCCATTCTTGCGCAAGACATTCGCAATATCCCAATTCAACAGCCCTGTAGAGTATGCGATCTCTTGAACATAAAGATCATCTTTATCGAAGCCAACTTTTACAATCGCCGTAGGATCACCAGAGAAACCGAAGTCAAGACCAAGACACCATTTACAATTCACAGGAAACTCCGGCACAATATCATATTCAGGATATACCAGTCCTTCGGTTCCTCCTGTTTCACCAAGTCCGAAGATTCGCCACCAGTTTTCATCAGCCTTATTTCTCTCAATCTCTTCGATCTGCTCCGGTGTCAAATATGGATTATCCTTGTAGGTGCTGACGATTTCCACCATGCCGGGCCCCTTGAAATAGTCGTGTGCCCAAAACTTCTTAACTGGATTAAAGTCTACATACAGCATCAAACGAGTACGAACCGCCATTTGCCGGAATACTTCTTTCGGGACCCTCTGTGCTTCGTTTACAAACAGGATATCACGTGCAGGACCAAATACTTTCGCAGCATTCTCACAACCGAAAAACTCTATCTGTGATCCATTAGGAAAAGTGTAGGTCATTTCGGTTAAATTCATTGCCTTGCCATTCCAAAGACCTTCATCTTGCAACATACGTTTGAAATCGCGAAACATACCACGTTTCACTCCCGGCATTGTATCAGTTACACACGATATGAGTAAAGGAGCTTCAGACTGCTCAGCAATAAGATAAAGCAACTGTAACATGCTCCACGTTTTAGAAGATCGAGTACCACCCCGTGAGGATACTCCACGAATCACTGGATTTACCGTGGCTCCTAATAGCCTGTCAAAAACATAGGTCGTTTTCATTGTCCAGAGCCTTCTGTTTCCCCCTCTCCTTTCATCTTCCGTTTCTGCGATAGTGTAGAGAGCTTCTTAATATTACTAACCGATTCTTCTTTCAATACTTCGACCTTCAATGTTACTCCTTCCGTCTTCACATCGGTTCCAGTTTGTTTATTACGCCAACGATCTGGAGATATATTTGTAAGCAAGAATATAGCAGCACCAACATTCGCCTCTACATTCTTCACTGTTACTATTTTCTTCTTTACTTTCTTTCCTTCATATTCTGTTTTGGTTTCCTCAAATTCATATCCACAAGCAGCTTTTGACAGAGATTCAACTAACCTCTGCTCTAGCTTCTCCTTAAACTCATTTTTCCCTTTTTTTATAGCATCCGCAAAATCCGCATTTTCAAGCCAACGATAGTATGTTTGAGAGTCTATGCCGAAATGAGCGCAAAAGTCTTTCAACCTCGCACCGCCATGCTCCATTAGCCCATTTTCAGCCACCCATTTAGAGCACATTTCAGTCATTTCCTTTAAATTGTACGCCATGCTATAATCAGTTTTATATCAATAGCAAATTTACCCGATATCACTCTTACAGCCATGTCAAATTGTGTCAAGTACAGATTTACGGCGTTCTTCATCGTATATCGTATTACACAGCTTGTATTTTAACGAAATGCTCTCCATCCATTCATTAGGGTCTTGTGCAGTTCTTTCTTCTTCCACGTACTTCCAAACTCTCGTGGCACGCTCCCACCGGAACAAAGCCTTCTTTAAATTCTGGTAGTGATTAATCCTGTAGACCTGATTTGTATATGAGGCATAAAAATCCTTCTTCACCTTGTCCAAGCCATCCGTTTTACTCTCCCAATCATTATGACTCCCTATCACAGGATCAATAAAAGCCAGCTCTTTGAGGGGGGCTTGCTCTTTTCTTCCATTCCTCAATCCTTTCACGAATTTCTTTAAACCTTCAAAATGCTTGGTTATATCTACTCCATTGACATACCCGTTCCCATATCTATCTTTAACACACCTTACCCCAATCTGTAATAAATACGAATACACTACAAAGGCATGGACATTAAGAATTATCCCTATTTCACGTACATTTACCCACGTCTTTTCATTAAAATTTCTATCCATAACACGATTATTTTTAAAATAAATAGTATATTTGCTATACAATCGTGAATGATTGGGGAGAACAATGCTTTTACACCTTGCTAGTTCTCCCTATTTTTTTTGATCTCTTCTTATTTCTAAGATTTTCCCGGTCAATCTTTCTGCCCCACATCATCGAATTATACAGGGAAACAGCATATAAAAAAAGTTCCTCACTACTTGCAAGGAACTCTACTTTTGTAGCTTCTTTTATTGAATCAGCATACAAACTTTGATTTATGTGATCATCCATTTGGTTTCTTTTCTCTCAATTGTATTCTAAGATTCTGATTGAACAATCTAACTTTCTCTCTAACGAACAGAAATCGTTTTTTTAGCTTTATGGCATCCTCCTTTGAATTACATTTTCCTCCTTCAATAGTAAAGTATCTACCATCTCCCTGCTCTTCCATAACATGGTATTTATCTTTCCTACGTCTAATACGAATATTTCCTACCATGATCGCCCCCTTTCTTCCATTTCCTTACGCATAGCTATTAACTTCTCTCGATAAGTTGATTTACTAGAAACTTCACCTTCTGAAAGTTCCTTTTTTAGAAGATTGCCAACTACGATACCACTAATAGCCAACTTCAACTGAATTGCCTGACCTTCCAAATCATCATCTTCCACCGTGTATTCTGTACCTTTGAGCTTATTCCATTGTTCTTCTGATAACTTTCCACCAGCAAGGAACATGAGAGTAGAGATATCTTCTCGCTCTAACTCTATTTTTACTGTTACTTTTTCCATATTTCTATGATTTTATTTGAATTATTACTTTCTAAAAAACATATCTCCCGAAATAGATCGGGCTGTATCATCACCAGTTAACCGGATGTATCGAAAGAAGTTCTGTTCGGTCCGGTGCCCGGTGAGCTTCATTATCTCGAACGTCTTCATCCGTCCTGTTAAATACATATTTGTTGCTGCACTCCTCCTTGCAGTATGGCTACTAATCAGCTCCCACTTTTCACGAGTAACAGTTTTCAGTTCGCCGCCCTTGGTGAACGAATAGGTAACTAAGTCATTCAATCCGATTTCCTTCATTATTACTTTCAGATACTTGTTGAAGTACTGAATGCAAAGACCGCATGGAACCTGACCGGCATACTTTGAGAAAATTTCCCGCACATAATCATGTGCCGGGACCTTAACATCAACGTTCGTTTTCTTTGTCCGGATCACAATATAACCATTTATTAGGTTCTGACTTGTCAGTCTCGAATAGTCTGAGTAGCGAAGAGCGGTAAGACATCCTAGTATGAACATGTCTCTGATTCGCTCTTTTGCTTTCCGCTTATCTTGATTGACAAACTTGTAGTAGTATATTCTTGTGATCTCGTTCATCGAGAGAAACACAGCGTTTGTTGGTTCAGTCCTCAAATCAATCTCATCGTAGGTATAATCTACTGCATAGTTGTACTGAGATGCTCTACGCACAAGTGATTGAATTTTCAGAACGTATCCGACAATGGTATTATGTCGAAGTCCTTGGTCTTCCAGATAGATGATGAAATCGTCCAAAAACTCAGCCGTCACCGAATTGGTGAATATGTCACAATCAAACTCTGAGGAGAAGTTATCAATGTGTTTTATGATCGCATCGTAAACGGCTGCATAGTGCTCAGACTTGCGTCTGCTGCGCTTTTCAAGCACATCCCGGATAAAGTCAGTGAATAATATGCCTTCTAAAGGCTTCTCCTGCCGGAAGTGATTAATGTAGTCCTTACGCACTTGGGCGGTCCGGACCGGTTGTGATAATTGTAATGCTTTGGCTGTATCATTTTAAAGGGTTAGTTACTTTGTTTATTGAATATCATTCCGAGATGTTCCTCGACATGATTCGTTTTTATTCTTGTTATGATAACTCTACTATTTCAGGTGCAGGAGTGATGAGCTCTGTTACTTCCAGATTTATTTCGTTTATTACGATTGAAACTACTGCGTCGGGTTTGCAAGTTTCAAGTTCTTTTATTAACTCTTTTACTGTCATATTATTCTTTCCTTTCTATTTATTAGTTAATTTTCACCCAGATACGAGAACCTGGTAAATCTGATTTAGCTGACATAACATGAAATAATAATACTTTTTTCACATCTACACGGTTCCCTTTGATTGTTCTCTTAACTTTTTCTGCACTCACAAAATAAGTGTATTCACGTTCACCATTTAGATGTTTGTTAAGAGCTTCTTTTGCGTCAGATTCCTCTTTAAAAACATCATAAGAATATGCGTTATAGGTCCGTTCTCCATCCAATTTAAATTGTAGCTGATAAAAGACTTCATTTGTTTCTTTATCAAAAGATTTTCCTATTCTTATCTTCATATCTATCTTTGTTTTGAGAGTTATTCTTCTTTCAGTATGCTATCAATCAATCCATCTATTTCCTGATCGGATAGAAATTGCTTACCTGCGTCCTTTTGCTTCTGAAGTTCAACTTTAAGCCTATTCTCTATCCTTTTCAACGCTGTACAAGTGTTCTTATCAGGATAATACCAGTCGATAGAACTACAAATAATTACTTTAATGTGGTCTAATTCTAGGCTATCTGGGCAATGCTCATTGAGAAAGTCTAAATCTTCTTTGATTAGTTTCTCATACGCCTCCTTGCTTATTTTTATGCTCATATCTATCTTTTATAACTTTGTAAATGATACGTTCTGATTATCTTCCCTGTCCTCTTTTTTGCAAGCATACTTGCCGCAAACCTTGCTGTGTACAAAGGCGCAATAGGCACATGAGTGATTCTCGCCACTTTGTGGTATTGCCTCAAATAGCCCCCTACCTATGTTAAAAGCATGATATGCTTCCTTATAAATCTTACTCATATCTATTCTATTATTTTGATTCAACTTTTTGCCATCCAAACTTAAAAATGTCTGCTTTAAGACGGGATTCAACATCTATCTTGTTTAAGATATAGCCTTTAGAGTCTACATACTCTCCATCTATGATATATAGATATTGAGTGCCCATTGCTGGAAGATATTTATGGGTTAATTTGGCTCCGCCTTTCATGGCTTTTATTGCTTCTTCTATATTCATATCTGAAGCGGTTATACGCCAAACAAAATTTGCTGTTTGGCAGATTTTAAATTATAACTTTCTATCGCTCTATCCAGTATGGCACGCCCTATCAACGGGTCTACACAGTTACGGAGAAGTTTTTCTTTTGCTGGATAACTATACTTATCCAGGTCAAATCCAAGCTTTGACATTTCCTTTTTTCTAATTTCTCCCTGAGTAATTCCCAACTTATCTTTATCGCCGCACATTCGACTTATTTTTATACGGTTTTCCAGATGCGGTATTTTAAAATTAGACCAGAAATAGTGTCGCCCACTTACCTGAGGAGGAATTAACGGGTCATAATAGCTCTTCACATTTTCAATGACATAACAACCTTGAAAAAAGTGTTGTAGTAATATTATCTCTTGATAAAGATTCATGTCCGGGTAACGGATGATTCCTTTAGCATTCAGGAAGTAATTTGTTATTGAGTGAGACGGGCATGGTGGCGAAGCCCAAACAAAATCGTACTCCATATAATGTTCTAAAAGGAATTGATGTGCATCCCCAATTACTACCGTGTCACCTGGATATAAGTCTTTATATATTTCCGCAATTCGTGGGTCAAGTTCAACCGCTGTTATCTGGTGAATATCACCCCAAAGTTTCCGGTTACCACCAATGCCTGCATATAAATTAAGTATCTTCACTTTAGTTCCTTTCTATCTTGTTATTAGTTAATTAGGTAGGATAAATTCCACATTATCTTGACTCATATACTCGGAAAAAGAAGCCTGTGAGCATCCTTTTGAGAAATCATTGTAGCACCGTCCACGCACAGAAAAATAATATCTTTTATCATCAAGTACTCTTCCCTTGCAAACTTCTCCGTCAAAGAAGCACACTATCTCATCACCATTATCCAGCAATCTTCTAAGAAGCTGATAATCCTTACTCAATTTATACGGTTTATTCATATTTATCTTTTTATTTACTTAATACCTACTCAATAAGTTGTAAAACATTCGTTTCTTCTCAATGTATTTAAGTCCGTTCCTGCGAAGCCCCCTTTTAGTCCTGGACACAATCATTTGACAGCCTCTAACGCCAACATATATGAAACACGAATGATGTCTTTTAGTTTCTTTAAAAGCCCACCAAATCGCTTCACGACAATATCTGTAACTATCATTTTGAACACCTTCATAGCCTTTTCGCATTATGAAATGTCCAATTTCGTTAGCTTCTTCTTCTGAATAGCAAATTGTAAATATATTATTCATATCTCTTTTGTATTGATCGTCTTCCCGATATCAGGAAAACGTTTTGGTTATTAAATAAAAAAAATAGCGATCTGATAGACCACTATGTAAATCGAACTTGGGGATATTTTAAATTCTCAATAGCTTCTTTGTCTCCATTGGCAGCACGTCTCTTAGTCTCCAAATACCAAGTATAGGGATTATATCCTTCGGGGATTGTATATCCGGCAGGTAATTCCCGTCTAGTTAATGCTTCTTCGATAATCTTTCGCTTCTCACATCGGTCAATTTCTTTCTGTCTCTCTGGAATAAACTCCTTAAAGAAGGCATTTCCAATCCTTCGGGCATCAAATTGAGAAAAAGAGTTATCGTATCTTCCGGACTTGTATCGAGAAAAAAACAGCATTAGTTCTGATAATTTGTATATTTGAACAGACGATGCAAATGTCTGAGCAAATATTCCGATTCCTTGTGCTACCCCTTCGTCTTTACAAGAACTAGACCCAAATAATGCCAGCACTTGTGCATAAATCCACATTTCCGCATTTCCTTCTCCATAAACTTCGTCATACTTCTGAATCGTGGGACAATTTGAAAAATATGCTTTTTCAGGATTATGAGCTACATAAGCCCAATTTGTCGGAGAAAAGACACGCTCAATATCAGAAGGGTCTTTCCACTTCGTTAACCAAGCCTTGCTCTCTACGCTGACGCTCGGTAATGAATTGCTGCAAGGCATGGTCATTTGCTTCCTGCTTGCTTGTACAAGGTTTCTGATTGTTTCCATACTTTTTTTGTTTTAGCCATTCTTGATAATCACGTTCAGTACCCGAAAATACTACTCCGGTCCAATTGGATTCTATAGCTCGCTCTATTTGTCGGATAGCGAACTCTTCTTCAAATTTACCCAGCTTGTTTAATGAAATCTGCAAAGCATAATTTAGCTTTCCTTTCCATTTTGGAGTTTTCACAAGTTCCGTCCATGCCGACATAAATGCTATCGAAGTAAAAGGGTAAACTAAAGGCTTCGCATCTCCTTCTTTTTTCCTAGATCGCTTAGGCTTTTCGGGTGGGGTGCTCTCGTGCGTATGCGCGAGACTCTCTTCTTGTTTTATGTTTATATTATCTATAATAGGTGGAAATTGCGTTTCATCTAAACATTTTCCAGATGAAACTACAGATGATGGCAAATTATCATCTAAGCATTTTACAGGTGTTTCTACAGGTGATTCTACAGGTGGGATTTCTCCACCTCCGTTATTATCATCTGTACTTTCATCTGTAAAATAGACGGATGATATTACAGTAGTAAATGAGTAATAACAGCCGATTCTCTTGTCTTTTGTCGATTGGAAGTAAAGTAATCCGGCATCGCTCAAATCACTCCTTGATTTTATTAAGGTTTTCTCTGACATATTCAGAATAGAACACAAATCAGAGTTCTTCTTTTTAAAAACATCCTTCCACTTCATATCATTACAAATCGCTACAAGCTCATGATATAAGGCTTGCGCTGCTGTAGTTAGGTAAGTATCATCACGCACCTTTCGGAGCTTGGAAATCAGTTGATAACTATTCATTGATGTCTAATTGTGGTTTATTATAAGCCCCTCTTTTGATGTTTTCTTTGAGATAATTAATACATCTATTCACATCGAAAAAATCTATTTCTATCAATCTTTCTTTGAATAACTTATATTCTAGCCCAACAGCTTCGAGGTTAATTCTGATATTCATATCTTCATCCAAAAACCTTTCATATACTTTATAACTTACTTCTCCCATGTCTTCCAAAGTAAGAAAAGACTTCTCATCGATAAAAAGAAATTCAGGATTTGGAATATTATAGGCTTTTATGTATTTAAAAAAAATAGCAACAGCCCAAACATTATCACCTATAGTAGGAACAAAATCCATGTTAAATGGAAAGATCAAAAACAACTTTCCATTTGCATACAAGTTAAATTCTACATTCATAACTAATATTCTTATTCATAAACGGAAATATCTATTTGCTGCACATTCATCAAAAGACTTCACACGCTCTATAAGACGCTTCTGTCTCTGTCTGAATGCTAAGTTATTATCGTACCTATTATGGCATTTCCTGCACAATCCTACGATGTTCTGAGGATTGGTATAATGTTCCGGATACATACTCTTAGGGATCAAATGCGCGGCATCCACTGCCGGCTTTCCACATATTGCACAAAAAGGAGAAAGTGACTGCTTTATTTTAGCAACCTCCCTGTTTCTCTGAGCTTGTTTACTGCTTACCTGTTTCATAAGAATAGCTTTTAAATAATAGTTCCCGGATACCGAACCAACGGACACCGGGATAATTTATTTACCATGCTTCATTGCATGGCAATCTTCACATAGCGTTTCAAGACAATACAAGAACTCTAATTCATGTCCAACTATAGAATATCCTGCAACGTCATAAACCTTGTGATGAATCTCCAAATTGTATGTTTTACCACACACTTGGCATTTGTGCCCGTCACGGATTCGGACCTTACGTTTTACTTCTTCCCAATAAGGATTATTCCTCAGACTCTTCCGGTATTTCGTCGGTCTCCCCCTCTTGTGTGCTAGTCTCGTCATTTTCGTCCTCCTTTCTCCATGGACTTTCTTCGATTGGAACTCGATGCCATTCGTGACGTTCAATAGGAACTACTTCACTAGTATCTTCATCTACGAAATCTTCAATCCATTGCTCCAGCCATACATCTTGACCATCTTCCTCCCATACCTCGATTATATCCTCTCCTTCTCCGAATCGGCGGACATTCTTACGAGTATCTTTAAAATCAACGTTTGGCAGTTCGTATCCCAATTCTTTGAATGCCTCTTGATTCTTTTCTCCAGAATTAAACAGATCGTTGTATTCATGCTTCGGAATTTCTTGAACTAATGCCAGACGAAAAGCGTCATTCACCCATGAGTAATATAAGTAATACCCCATAACCGGAATGCGGAAAGTATCGATCATCTTCAAAGGATAATCCTTCACACCTTTCTTTGCAAGGTTTACAAGGTCCTTAAACTGAGTATTTAATGCTGAAATCTTTGCCTCAAATTCTTTCTTCTCGGTATTGAACTTTGCTTTCAATGCTTCGAACTGTGCTTCAAGTTCCGGCATCTGTTCCTCGGCAATCTCACCATAATTCGCACGGATAGTTGATATTTCATAATCATCCATCACCCGGTTAGCGATCACGTCTTTCTCTTGAATGGTGACGAAGTTCTCTGCCAGTTTCTTCTTTACATCGTCCATAGAGACACAATCAGAGAAAATCACTTCGGGAAATTTCACGGTGGTAGGGAGCTTAAATTTAAGTTCCTCCGGTACATAGTCTTTTAAATCAATCATTGTTTCTTAGTATTTAATTTCTTAAGCATTTTTTTGCACCTTCTACATAAATCCTGATAGGGAGATGTTTTAGGAGCATATTTCTCTATTTTATCAGAGCATTGTCTAAGTAGGCGCTCTATCGTTTGAATATCCGTTTGGCATAATTCCATTATTCAAAATCATCAATAGCCACCGGATGAAGCAATTTTTGACTCCATTCCGGGAGCTGCATATCAATAATACCTCTAGCTCCTTCTTCGGCTTTAGCGTCATATCCGGGAAACCATTTCTTGTCGAAACAGTCTTTTACGATTGAGAGAGCATAGCGATATTTATACTTACCATTTGCCAAATCATCGGGCGACCAAAAGAGAACAGCGACATCGTATGGTTCAACCGTCTGTAACATGATCATAATTGTTACATTAAAGTTCCGTCCAGTAACGCTACTCATAACCTCTTGGTACATTCCTTCTGAAAGCTCGTATTTGAGCTTGGCACAATCATAGTAGAACTTGCCGAGATCGTCGGCACGTGTGGTCTTAAAGGAAATAACAGCGTTTACACCGATATTTTCCTCTACATTAAAATAATCCGGTCGGACCCTTACATTAAGACCCGTTTCTTCATCCTTGCCATAGAATGATACTTCTGAGTATGCACCTTTCAAAAGCTGCTTGATGATGCCGCCACCATACCAATAATAGTTTCTTTCAAGAGCTTTAATTACCATACTCATTTCATCACTGATAAACGAGTATCCCAAATCAATACACTTCTGTTTCTTATTATCACGAAAGTCTTTCAGATCGCAGAAATTCCACCTTTCAGAAGGAATTTCTTCTTCGACATCTGGAACATAATTCTTATCATTCAGGAGCAATTCACTATAGAACTTAATCATTCCAAGCACGCCATCTTTCGATGATTGGTTACACTTAGGTTCTACTTTGACAAGCTCGAATAAACGTGGTTCCAAAAATGCCATGTGGGCAAATGTCCCTAACTGAAAACAAGGTTTTTCTTTCTCTTCAAATGTCCTTTCGTAATCATAATAAAAGGATCGTGGAGTTTTAAGAGCATTTTTCAAATTGGAAGAGGAAATATGATCGCTTTTCAAATACATCTCCATAGGATCACGCTTTACTACTCCGTTAACGCTCAATTCCTTCAAATCAATATTAACAGGTGGCTTATTGCAATTCAAAGAGATAAAATCAAGCATCTCCTCTTTGGTGGGATAATCTTCCGGATTATAAGCAGAAGGGTTGAGTTCTTCCCCTTCTGCGCAATCGTCCAAATTAAAATCTATCATCCGGCAACAGGCAAGTTAATACGCAAAGGTTTTACAGACCAATTATCTGACTGGAAGTTATTCGTTTTGTTCTTACGCTTGCCCATGTAGGTTATTTTAAGAGGCATGCCACTTTTAAGTGATCCGTTCTCAATATATTGTTCAAGAATACCAACTAATCTACGAGAACCATTTGTTACTGTCTGCACCGTACCATCTGCTGATTTCTCCAAAAAAGTAGCACAATCTAAATCTATTAATTCACCTGTACTGGTAGCACTCAATACCTTCTGAGGCTTGATCTCTACAAAGTACATTTTTCTAAATTCACCCGGCTTCTCCGGAGTCCAATAGTTCCCGCAAAGGTCAATTGGTAATTCCTGTGCATCCTCCAAAGAAGGAAGATCATTTTTACTTAGGTCTGCTGCCTGAACTGCAAACGAAGATTCTTGGTCTCTAGTTACTAAATCATCCATAATCGTAATATTAAGTAGTTAATAAAATAGTTCCCGGATACCGAACCAACGGACACCGGGATTAAATCAAGATAATTTGCGGATAACCTCACCGCCATATGAATTTCTAGTTAGTTCAATAAACTCATAGACGGTAAACTTATCATTGTCTACATCTATACCTTTGTCTCTACAAAAAAATTCTCTTCCAGCCTTACAACTTCCGGTGAGTATATGATGCCATACAAATAATTCCTTAGCGGAATACTTTTTAGAAAAGTCAGAAAAATTCTCTTTGAACTTATCAATTCTTTCCTCTTCTGTACTATCATCATAAAGCTTTTCTTGCAAAGATTCAAATGCCTCGTGCAGAGTACTACCATGAGAAAACTGATTATTTCCTTTTACTATAAAACAAGGAGTAAGAGATAAGTCGGACTGGAAGATAAATCCTTTTGCGATGTTACCTTTTACATTTGTAATTATAGTAGGTATATTATCTACTATATAAATAGTATTCCCATTTACAGATTTTACGCCATCGCCATCGCCATAGCCATAGCCATCGCCAGAGCCATAGCCAGAGCCAGAGCCATAGCCAGAGCCAGTATTTAGAAACTGTTTTATTTTATCTTCCATCACCTTGCCCATACCGCTACACTTTCGATAGATTTAACAGATTTATCTGAGCACGGAATAATCTCAATTGCATCCAGAATCTCTATCTCTGGAACCGTTACTGTGAATTTACACTCACATGGATTAGTCGTACCATTAATTGCTAATTGAGATATACTAGCTGCACCATCCCAATACCATAGTCTACGACAATTTTCGATCTTAACTTCTCTACCATTTCTTTCTACTAACTCTCCGAAAAATACACCGGAACGATCTCCTCTTACAATTACTTTCTTTTTCATGATTATATATTATTAAAGTGGTTAATCAAAAAGCCCCGGACAGCAAAGCCATACGGGGATAATTCAAAACTTAAATAGCGGACTGGATACCGCACGGAGTCCTTTACTCCGGGATTAGAGTTAAACAATAAATTATTTGCGTTTTTGAAGGCATTTTAATATGTTTCCTTTTTCAATAGCTTCTACCAAATCAGATAATTTATAATAAATATATCCTTTCGCCTTTTTAATAGGTTGACCTTCTTCGTCTACTACTTCCTCAACTCCGAATTGATATGGAAATACTAGTTTTCTTTTTAATAAATTTTTAAGGACACCACTACCTAAACGTTCTTCTGCATCCGATTGACATATAAGAATCTTTTTATTTTTAAGATTCGCATTCCTTTCGTTTTTCCAAGCTTCAATTCCATATTTAATACCAAACTGAATGGCTTGATTTATAATAGGATCGTTCTCCATACCTCCCTCCTATTCTTTTTGATGTACCTCTTTTGAACTTCTCTCTAAAAGCATGAACACAGTTAACAATAGCATTATAATACATGATATTGTTTCGTTTCTAGTCATTTCGATTTGCAATGCTAGGTGGGTCACCATAGCAAGAGCAATGACAGCAATAGCATTTTGAATTTTATGAATAGTTTTCATAGAACATTTTTTTTTAGTTAATACTAGACGATATAAAATGAATCACAGTCCTTTCTATTTCTAGTTGCTCGTACAGAAGTTCTTGCATTAGATCGTACCCTGCAACGTCTCATGTCCATTTGATAATCCGGTGTTACAGCAATTACCAAAAACCACACAGAGAAGAATAACTCAATACCGTGCTTCCTAATCTCCTTCAAATCAAAGTTTCTTTTAGTCCTATCACATAGCAGGAATAAAGTAAGCTCTACGTTATTGTTAATGCCTAACTTCTTATGAATATCCCTAATCTGTGCCTTTATTGTCCATATTGACTTTTGGAGCAATTCAGCTATTTCAGAAGGAGTATGCCCCTTTGCAACTTCATGTGCTACTTGATACTCACATTGAGTTAAGGGTTCCATCACGAAATACGTTTAGCTCTAAAAACTCCCTTTTTATAGTCCAACTCTCCTTCTCTCTTGATTATAATTCCAAATCTGCGTCTAACACGATATCGAATTGTACTCATTATTCCATCATAAGCAGATATCGGAAATTCTACTACTTCATTTAGCTTCATTTCACTGATTGATTTTGTCCAATCACCAGTTATTTTTTTCACTTCTTTTGCCATAAGATTAATTATTTGATTATTATTGGTGCCCGCGATACCTTCTACGGATTCTTCCACGTATCGAGACGTGACGGGCTGTATGTTGAATCACTTAGATAGCGTTATAGCTCGCCTAACCTGCTATATGCTTACTGATAAAGACTTTTCGGACTTCCAAGTGATATATGTAACTAATTCGAACCTTCAACCGATCACGGCATTCCTGCTACGGTTGAATTTCTTTTCGTATGATCCAATATGTCAAAGAACTAATCAATGTACCCTGAAAGCGTTTTGCTCGCTTCTTTCGTAGGTTCTAACCTAACAGAGCCTCGTAATCTTTTATTATTCGAAGAAGGTTACTGATAATTTCTTCTTTCGTTTCTTTGCTTCCAGCCAGCATCTGAACTGTATATTCATCTCGTTCTTTCAGATCGTCCGTGTATTTCCGAAGGAAAACTAAGTTTTCGTTTATTTTTTCTTCACTCATTATCTCCAAGAACTATCGTAGTTAGCATACTTATCGGCGAAAAACGCTTTCAACACATTACCCTGTTTAGACTCAATGGCTTTCGGCTTCAATGATTCTACATATTCATCCATCTTTAAGCGAGCGTCCACCCAAGAAATACGCAAGGCAGATTTAAGAGAATAACCATACTGGCGTACATATACCCAAGCTCTCTGCATGATGGCTTTCATATTATATTTGCCGTCTTTTACTAGTTCATAATCTCTATTTCTCATTGTCTTACCTATTTTTAGTTATGTAAAATATTTGGTTTTCTCACTCAAACTTCGCACCTTTGCAGTGTTGGATGTTGTTTGATGTTGCAAAGATACGCACTTTTGCAAATCATGCAAATTTTATGCGAATTTAATTCGCAAATAAAAGATTTATTAACAATAATGCGAATCTTCAACCTGTGATATGGAAGTATTTGAAAGGATTAAAGAAGTAAGAAAATACTTTTTCCATGATAATAACATGGAATTTGCTAATTTCATGAATGAGAAAACATCTACTACAAGTGGATGGGTTAGTGGAAAAAGAGGAATCGGAAAAAGTGTTTTAGATAAAATACTGTCTAAAATTCCTGACGTAAATCCTACTTGGCTACTTACAGGAGAAGGCGAAATGCTCAAAACTACCAATAATACACCCCAATATAATGAAGCTACGCCCATCCAACAAGACGTAGTTTATATCCCGTTAGTTAATCAATTCGCTTATGCGGGATATTTAGATGGATACACAGACACAACTTACATGGAGCAATTACCTAAGATACCTTTTATAGTAGACAAAGAAGGACATGGAAATTATATAGCCTTTGAGGTCAAAGGAGACAGTATGAATAATGGAACCGAAGAAAGCTATCTAGAAGGCGATAGACTTTACTGTCGTGAAATCGCTCCATACCTTTGGGCTACTTCCAAATTACATCTTCGCAAATGGGATTTCGTTATAGTGCACACCGATGGAATAATAGTTAAGCGCATTATAGATCATGATGTGGAAAATCACACTATTACTATTCATTCATTAAATGACATGTATCCTGATCGAGTTATTGATTTGTGCGATGTAAAACAGATTTTCAATGTTATAGAATCAGTTAGACCTAGAAGAAGATAGGATAATGATAACATTATTAATAATATTAGCTTTATTTGTTTTTCCGATATGGCAAAGTTTCTATAACTACAATAGATACAAGAGGTTAAAGATTGAATTTGATGAATTATTAAACAAATATAACGCTGTATTTAAAGAGAATGAAGAAAATAAGAAGTACGTAGGCTTCTTAGATAAAGCTGTATCGGAAGCTAAATATTTCCGAGCAAAATATAATGAATGCAGTTCAGAACTCACTATGAGTCAAATTGAAAGCAAAAATTTATTGGAAGAGTTGCGAGAAGCTAATACACAACTTCGATACGAAAGAAATAAAGAACAGATCGAGAAAGACAAAGTAAAAGCTAAATTGCTAGAAAAGAAAAAGAAAAGAGAAATAGAAAAATTAGCTCTCCAAGAGCTTATAGATGAAGGCGAGATATTTCCAGAAGCAAACAAACGTCCTCCAATACCAAAAACTGTTGTAGATGCTGTTTGGAATAGAGACAGAGGAAAATGCGTTTATTGTGGATCGAATGAAAATTTGCACTTAGATCATATTATTCCTTTCTCTAAAGGTGGGGATACAAGCGTTGAGAATTTACAATTACTTTGCCAAAAATGTAATCTTGAAAAATCAAATAAAATCGGATAATTAAAAACTAGCTTATGAAAAAGATCATTTTATTAGTATGTGCAATCACTGCACTTTGTTCATGTGGGAAATCAAATGAAGACAAAGCAAGAGAGCTTATCGAAGCCAAACTAAAAACTACGATGAATGACTGGAATAGTTACGAGTTTGTAGAAATGTCTAAAGTTGATTCCGTATTCACCTTATTTATGCATAGTGAAGAAGCTAAAAGTCTTGATGATCAAATTTCAAAAACCAAAAGTAAAATCTCAGAGTATTCAGTAGATAAAGACTTCCCTTTACTTTACGGAGCAAGGACTAAAGTAATGGCAGATAGTATTCCGATACTGGAGCAGATTAGAGATAGCCTACAAAATTTATATGATAAAAAAGAAGAAGCATATAAAGGAGAATTTAATGGATATAAAACTAAGTTCACATTTAGAGGCAACAATAAACTAGGAGGGAAAATCCTAACTAGTTCAATGTACTTATTCAATAAAGATATAACCGAAATCACCTATGAGTTTTCTTTAGATAAGTAGCCATAAAAAGCCTTCCTTTAATATAAGCCCGTCTAAAAAACGGGCTTTTTTATTGTCCTCCATATTCAAAAACGTGTTCCACTACTTTATTTATAACTCTGTCTATAATAGAGAAATCACGTTTTATATATGTGTCAGTTATTGTTTTTCCTGATGAATGATCCAGGCACAAAGCAATATCATCTTTACTGATTCCACATTCATTACGTGCAATAGTTGCAAAAGAATGCCGGGCTGAATAAAATTGAATGTAATCTATTCCTAATTCATCACACAAAGACCTCATACCCCGATGTATTCCTTTTGTTAGGTTTCTCACATTATTGTACCTTTTATAGAAATCAAATAGATGTTCCCCGGATGGATCACGATATTTTTCTATAATTGGAATTGCTAATGGATGAACATAAACAGAAATAAAAGCCTTATCCTTTCTTCTATCCTTAGTTTTTTGGCGTTCATATTCTATTCTACCATCCACCATGCAACAATTTAGCATATCAACAGCATTCATTCCTGCCAACAGGAAAGACAAAATATAGATATCACGAGTAAATGTAGTGGTTCTTCTTCGTTTATTTATAGGTGAATAATTATATATCTTTCTAATTATTTCGGTGTCTACAGCTCTCTTCTTCGCTTCCAATACCGCTGGAATAGCATACACTTTAAACGGATCATTGGTTATAATAATATCCCCTTTTTCATAATCATTAAAATGCAATAAAGCAGCATTAAAAATAGATTGAATAATTCCCATATAAGAATGTACCCCGGTATCATTCAACGGTGGTCTCTTTATCGTTTTATATTCATTTTTAGCTGCCTTATTTTGTTTAACAGTGATAAACCTTTCTTTCCGTAACCATCCTTCATATTCCCTCAGGAATTTAGAAGTCAAATCTTTTATTGCTAGTTTTTCGTTACCATTCTTATATTTAAGGAAATGGCATAGAGCATTGATTCCAGTTGTTTTTACCGTTTTAGTGCCCTCGTTAGGAGTCGTTACTATATGTTGCCTAGCAAATTCTATAAAGTCTATATCTTTCCGCTGTTTACGCCTTTCGATCATTGCAACGATATCTTTAGAGGTAGCACACTCTTCGATTATATCCTGATTTTCATTTATTATTTGTCGATACTCCTTTACTAAATCATCCAGTTCTTCTTTTATCCTTTCGGAAGTAACAGTTCCAGAAGCTGATCCTTTTTTAAATCTGACCAATTCTGTATATATCGAAGTAGATATATAAGAGGAAGTTCTATTATGAGAAATCCGAATCTTAGGATTGTATGTATTATCCGATTTCTTATGATGTTTAAACACTACCCAAGATACTGTTGCCATACTTTTATATTTTCGTAAATCATTTGTAAAACAAAGATAGAATTTTGGCAGGAATATACTCTACCAAATGAGGCTTTTTAACATTTTAAGTCAATCTAGAAACTAACTCAAGCCGCATAGAAGCAATATAAAAGGCTTTTTTCAATTTTTTGATCCCAAATATAAGAA